CCTTTTATGCGACCCTTGTTGCGGGAAGCATAAAATACTTTAGTGCCTTTTTTCTTTCCATACTTTTTTATCATAGCATCCATAACTTTTTTTCCTTTTTTAGTTAAGGGCATTATGCATCGTATGTAATTTTTCTTTTATCATTGCGATTATATTGTTCTTTATTAGATTTAGTTAACATAGGTCCTTTAGATTTCTTAAAATGCATTTCCTCTGCAGGTACTTTCATTTTTATTTTTGTAGTTATATTTCCAGACTTATCTCTAGTATCATATTCTTCAGTTACCGTTCCTTTTCTTTTATCATGTACTTGAGAAACACTTTCGGTAATATTGCCCATATTTTTCATTTTTTTAGTATCACCAAAACCTGTTTCCCAAACAACATCTTTTCTTGGCGAATAATCTTTTTCAAAAGATTTGGTTTTATGTACTGTTTTATAAGGTGATGTATACTTTTTCTTTTTATTTTTGTTTTTTTCTGACATTACTTTATCCTTGTTGCATAGATTAATTTTTCAGCATCCTTCATTGCGTCATCTGTTGCCTTGACTGCAAGTTGTGCTTCTTTAAGTTTACGATCTTCATCTTTATTCTCATCATCAATAATTACTTTAGTTTCCTCCAGATCCATCTTATCTTGATGTATCTTCATCGAATCAAGTTGCTTCTTCGCACGTAATGCCAGATCCTGTTTTTGTATTTCTATTTGCTCTTGTTGTGGATCTTCCGTTTGGCCAGCCATTATCTTAGCCTTTTCTTCATCAAGTTTCAAGACCTTATCCGCCGCATTAGCCGCCATGAGAGCGATTTGATTCTGCATCTGTGGTGGTACTTGTTGTTGCTGCTGCGGAGGTGCCATGATCGCCTGCTGCGCCTGTGGATCTTGAACCATCTGCGCCATTTCAATTTGATATTTCAAAGCCAAATGTTCTTGTATGTGAGATATCAAAAGCTGCTGCACAGGTGGACTTTGATACGCAGGATCTTCCATGAATTTTCCATGAACAATAATGTGCGCGTCATGATTCTGATCGGGCTTAGCCTCCAATGGTGCCCCCTTGATAGCAGCCATGTTTTCTGTAATAGGATTTGAACTGAAAGGTTGTTGCTGTTGTTTTAAATAACGTTGAGGTTCGCTCACGCCCATCGCAGCAAACAGTTCCATCCCAATCTGCTCCATATTATAAGCAGCAGGATTCTGTTGCGCGATAGACATGATAGCGTTTATTTTCGCAATCCTGTGTGCTTCTGTTGGCATGTTAGGATCGGATACAGGTATGACATCAATATTCTTAAGATTGAAATCTTGCCTGAACACTTGCTGTGCACCACCTGCGACTTCGTAGGGATACAAATCTGGAAGATACTCACTATCTAAACGAGTGAGTACTCGCAAGTCTTTAGTTAATGCTGCGTGTAGACGCTTATGCACAGCGTTGAACAGTTTCGAAGACTGTTCAAGTAGAGCCATGGTTGTTCCCACAGGCCCATAGTTTGTTGCCTGATCTACTACATTATCTGCAGCATCGGCAAATTGAGTTGCAAGTTTGGACGAATAATCCATTAAGTTAAATAATGTTTGCGATGGTTCCTTGAAAGGAAGTATCTGTAAAGATTTTCCTAAATCACCAGCAGGAGCATTTACTTCTCTAAATTCACCTGGAGAAATAGGCTCGTCAGGTGCAAGGACACGAAGACCGTGCGCCTTGAATCCACCTGGCAAGTTCGCAAAGGTACCTGCATCTAATAGTTGACGCATAGAGGAGGTAGCTGTTTTTGTTAATCCGCCTATTAAATGTATGTAACCATAACCATAAAAACCCAAACCAGGTATCATGGTATAGTGGGTAAAATACATTTTCTTTTTTCTCATAGGATCTTCTTGATCCCAATTTCTTCTAATGCATAAAATCTTTTGGTCATCTTCCGTCATATGAACAATGTATGGAAGTTTTAATTCATCTTCATCTTCAAATCCTGGAAGATTTATATTTGCATGTATTTCTAAAATGGAAGTATATTCATCATTATCCGCAGGCTTTGTCACACCTACTATTTCATTCTCTAATTCTTTAGCTCCTGTTTCTCCTACATCATAATCAGTATCAATATCAATATCTCTGAACATTCCCAAGAGTTGCATTTTTTTAATTTCATTTTTTGACATTAAATATTTATGCGTATATCGTTCAGCACTTTCTAAATTAGTTGCATAATAATCTACAAAAAAATCTTGAGCCTTAATGAACTCAGTACATGGTCTTTGAAGTGATGGGTCCCAAAAAGTTTTTTTAAATCCTGTTCCGTATAATGCTACATGAAATAATAACTTATCCAGCTCAGGACCATATTCAGGCATCTGAATTTGAGTTTGCCAATTTAAAAACTGCCTAACCCTGTTTGCCTGTTCTATTTTTTGTTGAGTCTGCACGCCCATGATTCTGGTGCGTACAGGCCCCTCGGTCGGAAATAATTCCTTGTAAGCTTTCGCTTGAAACTTTACTACCGCTTGCGCTAATACAGGATGTGTAACTCCTGCTGATCCTGGAAATGATCCTGCTGAATCATCATATTGTAAACCTAATAATTTAATTCCGTCTTCCGCAATTTCATCATATTCTTGCCTGGAATCCTTATCTCTTGTAAAACCTTCTTCCAAATCACTTGCCGTTTTTTGAATATCCTCTTCAGGCATGGACTCCGCAAGGTTTGAATCAAATTGTGTAAGGTCTGGTGCCTCTTCTTCAAGAAGTCCCATAGCTTCCGCTTCATCCAATTGCTGTTGATCTGTTAATGTAATCTCAGCACCACCATCAGGTGTCGCTGTTACATCTGTTGCATTAGTCGGTATAGGAACCGCAGGTTGCAATTCCTCTTCTAAATCTATTTTCTTTTCAATCGCCATATATCCCCTTATGTGTAATAACGTCTACTACTTTCTCTATTATAAATCTCTTTCTCTCTATTGTCAAGCCATGTATCTTTAGTATGAGTAATATAACCACCGTTACGCATCCATATTAAAGCTTGTGAAAGAGTGTCCATATAGTCATCATGACTGCCTGTCGGAAAAGTTCTAGCTTCATCTATGACATCCATAGCCCAATCTTTTTTAAAAGGAGCATATATGCGTTTATTATGAAACAAAGATGTTACGGAATAAGCTCTAGCTACCTTATCCCTATCAGGTTGAAATTCAAATATGGGTAATCCTGTCATTCGTAAGTCTTGAATTAAAGATTGACCCGATGCTTTTTTCTCAATGAGTATGGAATCAGGTTTGTGTTCATCATATTTCTTAACTGCCTTTTCACGCAGAGTCGGATAGTCCCAACGTCCCCTTTCTGCACCCAATAGTACTAAATTAGGTATGTCAAACCCTGATTTAAAGATTCCCCATGTAGTTACTGCTGAATAATCAGCAGATGTCTTAGTTGAAAAGGCCGTATCCCAAGATTGTATGATATAATCACACTCAGGTGGGGTAGTATTGTCCCAATTCTGCCACCAATCCAGCTTTATTATGTTTCCTTCCTCATTTGTAGGAGTTTGAGCGTATAATGCATCAAATTTAAAGGAAGGTGTGTTGTTTTTAGTACGAATTATCTCTTCTGTTGTCCAACAAAAGCCATCTTTATGGTCAGATGCAGGCCAAAAAGAGTTTCCTAGCTTTAATTTGGGGTATTTCTTAGATAAATACCCTTGTTTCTTTAAATCTTCACGAGCTTTATTTAAAATTTCTAAGGATTCCGTAGTATTTAAGGCAGGAATACGTATAACTTCCCATTTATCTGCCATAGGAGTATCATCTTCTAATGATAATAGATGCCCCCCTAAATCATTTTCATGCCATCTTGTCATAACAAGTACTATTTTACCCCCTGGCATCAATCTAGTACGCAATCCAGAGGAATACCATTCATTAAGACCATCTCTTCTAGCTTTTGAATAAGCATCTTGCTCGGATATAGGATCATCTATGATAGCAAGGTGGGCACCAAAGCCCGCTATGCCTGAACCAGAACCTGCCGCTAAAAAAGATCCCGCTTCTTTACCTTTATGTTGTAATCCCCAGCTATTCGCCGCACGATTATCTTTTCGAATATTAATATGTGGAAAAATATGCCTATATTGTTCTGTATTAACAATATCACGAATGGCCCGTCCAAAACGTGTAGCTAAATCATCACTATGAGACACAGCTATTTCTTGCCAATAAGGATTGCGCCCAAGCGCCCATGCTGGAAAATATGTAGATGCTATGAGGGATTTACTGGAACGAGGAGCCACAAAGACCATAAGCCTGTCAACTTTATCCGCTTCAATTCTCATGAGCTGATCACATAATAATCTATGATGCGGACCCACGCTGAATGAAGGATTCATCAGCATAATAAATGCTAATAAATCTTTTCTAGATTGTCGTATTGCTAATCTTGTGGCAGCGTTTCTATCCTCTAAGGTGACAGACATATGCTTGATCTCCCCAAATAATCAATTGTTGATATAAATCTTCAATTGGTTTATCTGGATCATATAAGTCTAACCTTGGATGTAATACCATACTAATATCTCCTGTTAATTTAATTCTAACCACCTAATTTCTTTTTCCATCCGAATCCCACCTTTTGTTGTAAAGGATCTACTTCGGCATAGAAACCTTTATCTTTTAATTTTCCAGCCGTTTCTAAAACTTGTCCACCACCTGGAGCCATTTCAACCCATTTCCCCGCTTTCTCTTTTCCTTTTTTAATCGGAGTCTGCAGAGTTTTATTTATGATGGCCGCGCCGCCAATCGTAAATAAATCCTTGGCCGCGTCCTTTGGATTATCATAAACTTTTTTTTGGCTTCCCATTATTTAGCGCCGCGTCCTTGATGCTCCTTCTTTAATTTTTTTCTTTTTTCTTTTTCAGCATCTGTTTCACCAGCTAAACTTTTAGCAAGATCAACATTTTCTTCACTAGTTTTTGGTGCTCTATATTTACCAACACCTTTTTCCAAAATTTCACTAACATAAGATCCTTCGTGAACACCTTTAGTTAATTTCGTTTGAGGTTCCTTAGCCATCTTAGCACGAAGTTTATTTTTCTTCTTACCTTCAGCTCCTCTATCAAATTTTCCTTCACGTTCTTGACCTTTGACATTTTTTAATAATTTTCCAAAAGAAACGTAACCTTCGCCGCCCCCCTTTTTGTAAGCCTTCATTTGATCTTTTAATTTTTGAACTTCAATTTGATATTTATTACGATTACCTTTTCCTTCTTGTCCAACAAGTTTATCCTTATTAGCAAGTAATTTTTTTAAATCTTCTTCAAATGTAGACCAAGTTCTTTTTACTGTTACTTCTGCCATTATGGTCTCCTATTCTTTCTTATGAGCTTGGGCTTTTTTAACAATGTTAGCAGCTCTTGATGCGAGATTGCCTAAAGCTCCTGTAGCCAATGCAGCGCCACCTATCGCAAAATCGCGGGCTTTCTTCTGTCCAGAAGTCAAACCCACACCTTTAGCAAAGTCTACAACTTTTTCCTTAGTGGTGCGGCCATGAGGATCTCCGCCCGATTTAGCTTTTTTATCAGCTTTTCCAACTTT